TTTTAGTGTTAAGAATCGTGCGGCCTTTTGCATAGAGCGCATCTTGCTCCATATACGATCTCGTGCCGCTGATGATCTTAACGTCACAACCGACCTTTGCACAGATGACCTTTGCAACGCCTAGGAAGGCGCGTGCGGCCTTTTGCATCGCTGGGTGGAGCGTTGCAAGCTGAATCTCCGAGCGGTCATCAAAGGTCATTTTTTGAGCGATGGTATTTCTGGTAGCTCATAACAAAAAGTTCCGTAATCGGTCTTGACGCATAACGACGGATTGTTGAATCCAGCGCATGACGTCAAAAACGCCATTCCTAAGAACGCGAAGGAGAGAACGATCATCCAAAGCGCAATTTGCTTGGCGCTCATTTTTCTTTGCGGAAGATTTCTATGAGTCCGATTATCGACGCAAGCGCCGCCCCTATCGCGTCCCATTTTGACGGGTCTAGGCTCAAACCGGCAACGGAAGCGATTATCGCGACCCCGCGAATGGTTGACGGTTCCTTCAATTTTGCGAGTAGTGTTTTCATGGTTTTTTTGGTCTGGTCATTTTATACAGCGAAACTGCACCGATGCAAATTCCCATCAAGAGCGAAAGAATGCGAAGCCATGCTTCGACTTCGGAGAACGAGATCAAGACGGCGGCAGCGGGCGCGGACGTGCCGACGAGCGAATGGAAAGTGTGGCTCTCCATTACGTCAAGCTGGCTTGAGTTATGAGTTCCTCGGTCAAGGTGCATGATTGAAGAATGATCGTGTTGCGCTCGCCGCCTTCGGTTAGTTCGATCTCAAGGTCGGCGGTCGCATTCGTTAGGTTCGCGAGATAGTCGCGCACGCCGAACGTCGAAAAGTTGACCGATGCCGTTTTGCCTGCCGTCGCGCTCAAGCCGCTTTGAACCTGGAGTGTTGGTAGGTCGGCAAAGCCCTTGCTGCCTCCGAACGTCACGTCGTAGTAACTACCCTGGATGCCACTCACGGTCGCATTGCCCGCCCCGATGGAGTCGAGTGCTTGCAAGGCCGATTGAAGACCCGATGCTGTTGTGCTCGCGTCGAGTGGATCGGTCTGACGCAGGACGGTTGTTGCAACGCTTCCCGTTGTTACCGTTCCTGTTCCGGTTGTGATTGCGGTTGCTCCCGCTGTTACGCCAAGTAAGAACTGGGTTGTCTGCGGAATTGAGCGCACGAAGTATTGAAGCCCTGCCGTATACCCTGTAAGAGCCGTGAAGCCTGTCAGAACCACAGGCTGAGAGAGTGTCAGTCCGTGGTTGCTTGCCGTTATGAATACGCCATCCGTTACGGTTGAAGCAATGTCCACGTTGTAGGTCGGGACGGTTACACGATAACTACCTTGGTATGGAGGCCGTGAAAATGAAATCCGCTGCACTTCGTTCTGGAGTGTCGATCCGGTAAGGGTCGTAGCGATGCTAACCGTAAGCGCGGTTCCGAGATCAGTCCAGGTCGGCTGATATACGGCCGGAGCGAGTCGCAGTTGCAACTCTTGAATTTCGGCGGTCGTGGCGTTGCCCGCGAGACGCTCGTCAATTAGTGCCGATGTCTCTGGAATTAAGCGAGCGAAGTTTCCTGTTATTGCCGAGCGCGTGCCTGCGGAATTGAACGAAATGACGAAATTGGTTGCCATCGTTCCGTCAACGGATACCGAGCCTGCGCTCGTAATGGCTGAAAGCGAGTTGAGCGCGGATGATATCGCTCCGGCTGTTGCGCTGAATCCGATAGCTCCGCTTGTTTCACCTCCAAAAGAAAGAGTGAACGTACCACTTGCTGGCGTTCCCGTCCTTGTTCCTACCCCGAATTTGACCGTTGTGCCGGTCATATCCACCACGCTAAAAGGCGCGGATACGTTGCCAGTGGCTTCTAGGAAATAAAGGTTTATTTCGCCGTTGTCGCCCTTCACGAATCGCGGAGGTGCCGCTGGAGCAAGGCTTGTCAGGCTTGTCGCAAGCCTTCTGTTTGTCATGTCAATAAAAAGATCGCGTGCCATTTAGTTGGTAGGTTTGTCAACAGCTTCCCATTTGCCTATTGGGCAACGCTCGGTTGCCATTCTTAGTTTTGCCCAAGTGCTACAGCCGCACTTGCGACAGCGGCCTGTGTTGTTCAGCGCGGCGGCGTCCCATTCGGGACAGGCTTTGCACGTTGCTTCGCGGGTGGCGAGTGCTTCGGGTGGGGTTGTCGCAAAGCCTGCGCGAGCGAAGCGGTGCGCGGCGTTGCCGAAGCGGGCGAGTTGTTGGGCGCGGCGTTCGGCGATGTGCGGCGGGAGCGTCATGAAAAAACAAGGTTGGGCGGGGGAACCTCAAAATCGCCGAACCAATAATACGGATAGGCTCCTTCTCCGTTTATGGTAAAAGTCCCGCTTACAGTTGTATAGTCACCGTCGAAGCAAGGTTCGGGGTCTCCAAATGACGCATACCCACTACACGGCTGACCCATGCACTGCTCTCCATTTCTGAATTCAATATAATAGAATCTTCTTACCAAGCATCCTGTTTCGGGATAGTATGCAATACCCGCCAAAAAGAAGACAGGACCAGGTCCCGGGAGATCGGGATAAAATTCCGCAAACCAATAATCATCCTCAAATGTTAAATAGTCCGGAGAAACCCCATACATGGTAAAATTGCCCCCTTCAACAAGTGCTCGTAAATTCTGCGGGACTTGAATGCCACACCCACACCCCCCACAACACGCGCAACTCACAGCGCGAAGGCCGCCGTCCTTTTTGATCTTGATGGCTCCGGCTGGTGTGCGGCCTAGGATCATTCGCACTCCTCGGTTGCGATCCACGTCAACGTGCCGCCTACCGCGCCGAGGACGTGAGTGCCCCCAGATGGAATTGGAGGGAATTTTAACTGTCTTGCTCTATGACTAGATTGTCCCGAGACCTCTTCGATATATGAAGGATGGCAATCCAAGGCTGCATAAACAAAATTTGAGTCTAAATCAGATGCTCTTATTCTAAAAGGATAACCATCCACTCCTTGTGATGTTTGCACATTATCTTGAAATTGATGTGGTAAATTAACCATAAATTTTAAGCGGCAGAGCCGTAAGCTGTATCTCGGTAAAAACTTCCATTTGCCACAACTGATATAATAATTTCATTAAATGTTCCATAATTCTTTGACTCGTATGATTCAGTTGTTCTTCCTAAAAAATAAGTTTCAAAAGTAACCGTTGTTCCACTTACCGTTTGCGTAGCTCCAATTGGCAGTATTGTTCCATCCATTTCTGAAATATTTAATGTGGGACTTGTCGGAACTATTGCATTTTCATTTTCTCTAATTGTAAACCGATAAATGGCGACATCAAATAATTTTTGCGATTCGCTTGTTACATTTGAAACAAAAACACCATTGACTGAGGTATAATTAGATGAAAGGTAGTTTCCGAGCCTTTTATTAGTGTCGATTGATCCCGATGTATTAACCCTACCGTATGCTGAAACGGTAATTTTTATAAATCCATTTCCCGTATCTTGATAGGAAGGTTCTGGATAAATAAATGCGCCATCAATACAAGGCAATGAATCCTCATCGGATAATCTATCTCCTATTTGAAATGCAAAATAATCCACTAAATCTTTTCTGCAAATATATTCTTGCTGAATTAAGCATAAACCACTCCTAAATGCTTGAAGACGGCGATTTGCCTGTTTTATCCAGCCTTTTTGTCCTTTGTAAATGTAGCTCATATTAAATTAAAACGGCATACGGTAGTTTTGCGGCAAGAGAATCGAGCGCGGTGCCTATCGCATCAACCGAGGTTAAAATTTTATCAAGAAGTCCAGTTGCTCCAGATTTTGCTGCCACGTCAAGTTCAATGCCTTCTCTTACCGATTGCCTAATTCCTTTCACGCTTTTATCTGCATCTAAATTTGTGTCCACTTTTGAGAATGCATCATCAGTTGATTTTTTTGCTTTTTTAAAATCAACATTCAAAGTTCCCTTAAACGGGGCTTTTAGATCTGTTCTTATTTTTTCAATAGTTGCTTTGGCTTTATCAGAATCAAGAGGATTTTTTGAAAGATCGGTTTTGACTTGGTTTAAATATGCCACAACCGCTTTGATTTGTTGCTCGCCTGTCATCTTGATTTTGTCCAAGTTCAGCTTTTTAACAAGATCGGGAAAACTCTTTTCTGCAAGATCAGTTCCAAGCAATTTATCCATTGCCTTTAACTCTTCTTTCGCCGCCTTCGCTGAATTATTTGCTTTTTCTAAAGCCTTAATTTCCTCCATCTTAGCCAGCGTATCGGCAAATCCTGTTGCTGATTTAAGATTTTCCCCCAATTTAGCCGCCATTTCTGCCGCCTTAAAAAACAAAGGATTGCCATCCTTGTCTTGGTATACAATATTCCTTGAGGCATTTGCGGCGTCAGCCATCCTATTTGCAAAATTGGTAGCTTGCGCGGGATTAAGTCCTGCGGCAATGGCTTTTTGGAAATCCTCAGCAAATTTTTTCTGTTGATTTATTGCATCAATACGATCAGTATCTCCTGCGGCTTGCGCCTCGGCTATTTCCAATTCAAATGATAGTTGCGTTTGCTTTAATTTGTTTGCCTCCGCCACTTGAGCCGCTTTTTTTTCTGCGGCTAAAGCTGCCTCATTTTCCTTATCTGCCACCTTACCAGTTAGGTCTAACAATAACTTGCTCAAATCCCCGCTTACGGTCAACTGATCATTAACGCCACCCATTCCGACAACTTGTTGTTCAGTTTTTTCAGCGATAGCACCAAAAGCAGTTCCAGTTCCTTCTAAAAGCGAATTGCTTGTTCCTATATTATCCCCAACATCCTTCCAGCCTGTTCCAATGGAATCCAATTCTGGCTTCAAATCAGCGGTAAGAGTGAACGCCGTATTGATTTTCTCGCCAGTCCCAACGGCCTCAGTTCCTAAATCCTTAACCGATGGAGTTGCTTCATCTGATGCGTCAGTAACATCGTTCATTCCCTGCGTAGCCTCGTTGCTAACATTTGCTATCGCCTTAAGTCCTAGATTTAGTGGATTTAAACCACTAGGAAGAAGTGCAGCAATGACTTGAAGATATTTATTTGCTTGAGTTGCGCCTTCTTTAAAATCCTCGGAGTTATTCTTTAAACCACCTCCAACATCCGATGCGGCGGTTTTTAAAAATCCAAAAACATCTGCCGCTAGAGCAATATTTTTTGTAAGATCAACAATGGCGGGATTTAAAATTTGCCCAATAACCGATCCTAAAC